CCTTAATCGTTACGTAGTTAATCGTGATGGTAACGGTAATGTTTGTGAGATTGTAACAAAGGAACTAATAAGTCGAAGAGTTCTGAGTGATGATCTGCCAGAACTTCTATTACCTAAAGTTAATTCCCCAGGGGATGACGGGTATAAGACAGGATCAGATGATCAAGACGTTGAGGTGTATACCTACGTTAAGCTTGACGAAAATGGAAGATGGATATGGCATCAAGAAGCCTTTGATAATATATTACCTGGTAGTCGCAGCACTGCTCCTAAGAATACTTCTCC